TCTGGTCCTCGATGATGGCGATGACCTCGCCCGCACGGTCCAGAACGCGCTCCGTGCCGGCACTGTCGCGGTAGGCCAGCCGCGTCGTCCCGCTCACATCCTTCGCATACAGCCGCCCCGTATCCGCCGCCGGATCGCCCGGCGAGGCGTTCTCGGCGAAGTCGGCGAACATGCTCGTCACCAGCGCTGCCGGTGCCGTCATCATGAACCACTGGTCAGGCGAAGACTTGTAGACGACCGTCACCGGCTGGCCCGAGATGATGTCCCCGGCCGCCAGTGCCGAGCCGTTGAAGCGCTTGATGGACTTGGCGCCCAGGCTGTTCAGGTTCAGCGTCGCCGCGCCGGTGTTGGTGAAATTGGCTGTCCAGGTCATTATTATATTGTTTGCAAGCGCGCTAATTGTGCGAGTGCTTGTAATGGCGTAGGCGTTAGACGAGCCGGTCGCCGTGACGCTGCCGTTCGTATCGCGGAACCAGCGGGCCAAAATCCCTTCCAGAGCGCGCGCACTGTCGTTAATAGTGCCGCCCAGCATTCCTTCCGGGAATCTGGCAGTATTATTGGCGTCGGTGGGATCGAGGTCGGTTATTTCTGCCACGGTTCCGATTTCCTGCTATGCTTGATGCTTGGCTGGGCCCGGCGAGGCGGGGCATGGCTTGGCGGGGCGCGGCCAGGTATGGCAAGGCGAGCCGCGGCGGGGCCGGGCGCGGCATGGCAGGGCAAGGGCGCCGATGGCGCAATGGGGCAGCGGTGCGCTCGTCATCGCTGCCCCGTCTGCACCGCCGTCACATGCACGCCCTCGGCCCTGCGCCAGGCCGCGCCAGCGCCTACCTGCAGTCGCACCGAGCCGAACCGCGCATCCGTGCGAGCCGGGCAGAAGCCGGCCCGGTTCATCTGCGCCGGCGAGGTATAGACCTTGGCCTCGCCCGGCAGCGCCTTGCGGTAGCCGATCGAGGCGGAGACCGAGCCGGCCGGGAAGTCGCCCATGGGCCAGACCTCCGTCACCAGCCCGCGCCGGCCAGGCGAGAACTCGCTTTCCTTGGTCTCCATCGTCGCCGCCCGCGCGTTGCCGGTGAACAGCCCCAGACGATGGGTGGAGCTCTGCACGCCCGCCAGCCGGCGGCGCCGATCATCGAGCACGCCGCTATCGATGTTGAACGAGGCCACTGGCTCGTCGTCGATGCTCTGGTCCCAGAAGCCGCTCGACAGGTCGATGGTCTCAGGCTCCGCGGGCGTATCGAACAGGTGCTCCAAGTCGATCTCGTCGTGTGTCCAGCGCCCGTCGCGGATCGAATAAATCAGCAGCTCAGAGATGAGCTGCGACGAGCCGGCGGGGAAGCCGAACACGGCGAGCTTGCGGATGCCGTCGATCCCTACGCAGATCTTGTGCCTGTAGGCGTAATTGAGTCGGCCGGTGAAGTAGGTATCCACCTTGCCCTGGCCGATAGGGGTCGAGGCCTGGCCGTCGAAGACATAGAAGCCGTCATCCGCGACATAGAAGATCAGCCGCCCATAGGCCGCCGCGCCGTTACGCGCAATGCACCCGCGGGCCTTCTCCACGTAGTCCTGGCCGAAGTCGAAGATGACGGGCGGACCGACATAGATCGCGCGGCGAATGGCGCGCTCCTGGAAGATGGCCGCGTAGTCGAGGCCGATCAGCACCTGGATCTCGCCCTGCTCCTGATCGAGTTCCTGATTACCGGCCTGCGTCGTGGCATCGGGCGTCCACTCGGAGAAGTCGTTGAACGCAGACCAGTGGGCCGTGAAATCCTTGCCCATCATCAGGAAATCGCCCACGCGCGCCACGCTGGTTGCATTGGCCGGCGCCTCGGTGATGTCGGCAAAGTCGACCGGGCTCGATGTGCCCATGAAGCGGAACTGCGGCTGCTCGGAGCCGGCGACCGCGACCGCGTTGTCGCCGAACTGGGCGAACTGCCATCCGTCATCGCTGCCGAGGCTGTAGCCGCTGGCATTCGACACATCCGTCGCCGCCCGGCTCTGCAGTTCGTAGAGCTTGCTGGCGTCGCCCATGAAGATGTGCGGCACCTTGGTGCTGTCGTAGACCGCCCTGGCGCCCACGCAGACGGCCGCTGTCTCGGCATCGGCGTCATAGTCCTGTATGTCCGGGAACGGCGCGTACTGCCCGGCCTGGCTGATGACGCCCCTGGCCTCGGCCGCAGGGTTGGTCCGGTCGCTCAGGTCGGGCTGCCACTCGGCAAAGGCGAGAGGGGTCGGGTCGGCCATCAGCGCGCCTGCTGCTGCAGGATGCTGTACCAGGGCGACCATGGCAGGTACTGCCGGCCATCCTCGCTCTGGATCAGCGGCAAGGTGCGCAGCACCTGCAGCCCGCGCATTACGTCGTCCGGATGGTAGAAGCCGCCCTGCTCGTTCCACGCCCCGCCGACAGGCACCGCGGACCGGCCGGGCGTCATCATCCGGAAGGCATCGGCGAGGCCGGCCATCACAGCGACCACGCCCGCATGCGGCCGGTGAAGGCCTGCGCCGCCATCTTGCGCTTGGCCGAGGCCGGTTCGGGATTGCCGCCCGCTTCGATCAGCCGCTGCCGCGCCAGTGCAAAGCCGTCGGTGTCGCGGATGATGTCGCGGTAGAGCAGCATCTCAGCCTGCGCCCGGATGATTGGGGCCCCATCCGTCATCCAGCCGTTCGTGTCGGCATCGGCGCTGAGCGGGTTCGGCCCGAGGCGGGCGAGCCCCATTAGGTCGAGCGTATAGACGGCATCGGGGATGGGAAAGATGCGCAGCTGTCCACCGTAGATTGTATAATCCGCCGGCTGGCCCTGGTAGGTAGAGGACTGCCACTCGTTGATGCGCTGCTGGGTGCGCGGGCAGAGCCGATAGGGCTGGCTGTTGACGGTCGCGGTGATGTCGTCGACCTCGATCAGCAGCTCGCCCGTCTCCAGCGCCGCGCCGTCCTGGTCGAGCAGCGTCGGCTCGGCGAGGTCGTAGTACTGCTGGCCGGCCACGGTAAGGAGTTGGTAGCGCTTCTCGTTGAACTTGTGGCGCTCGCCTTCCTGCAGCTCGATGGCATCGTTGATCGCGTTCTGGATCTGGCTCGACAGGTCGTCCCGCAGCGTGTCGTCCGCGATGCGGGTCTGCATGGCGAGGAAGGTGCTCATTCGAGAGCCGGCCCATCAGGCAGAAGATAGGACGAGAGCCGCAACGGCCCAACGGAAAGCCATGTTCGTTGCCCGTTGTGCCGCGCTCCACACACCCAACAGAACGGCGCAAACCCGCTTTCGGCGTAGCTTTTGGGGGTCATAAAAAAAATGGAGACTGCAAAAACCGCCTCTGGCTGCCACATTTGCTCGATCAGAAAAGGCCCGGAAAACGTCCACTTGCCCCAGCCATAATCCTTCGCAAGAGCGTCCTGCGGGGTGCCCACGCTCTGAGCTCGAGCGAATGACCAACGCGACTGAAGGGCGGCCGAAATGCTTCTTCTCCTCGGCCAGGATAGCATGAACCCCACGCCATAGCTGCGCGCTGCAAGTGCAATTGCCGTGCTCATTCCGCAGCCTCGCGCACCGGTCCCCATGGCATGCCGTAAGCCTCGATCATCGCCGCGATCTGCCGGTCGTTGCCGCCGTCGCGATTGTGCTGCGACCAGAGCCCGTCGGCGCCCGTCGGCAGGTCCTCGATGGGATCGCCGCCGATGACGCGGAACGTCGAGCCGCCGAGCAGCCCCATCCAGTACCACCAGATGTCGTCGTTCATGGGCGCCAGCGCCTGCGCGCCAGCCATGTCGGCGACGGCCTGATACATGGCGCCCGGCGGCACCAGCATGCCGTGGCAGGACGTGGGGAACAGATTGGGCAGGGCTGGGAGTGCGTTCTGCTCCAGCAGGGCATGGGCGAGGGGCCAGGAATTATAGGCAGAAGGCGCCGGCCCGTGAACGAAGCTCATCTTGCGTGCCCGCCGCAGCAGAATTTCCTTCACGGGCCAGCGCGAAGCCTCGACGAAGCTCCGCACCCATGTCCGCGGATACATCAGGTCGTCATCGGCCGTCAGCACGAAGGCGCCCGGATATTCCCGCAGCGCCGGGATCAGCTTCTTGTACGAGCGTAGATCCTCGCACTGCCGGATCGTGAGTCCGTCGAGCCGCAGGATGTCGCTCGGCAGGTTCGCGAACTCGCTGCGGGCGAGCCAGAGCACCACGGCGTCGGGCTTCATATCCTGCGCGAGCAGGCTGTCGAGCGCCTGCCGCAGCATCGAGAACCGCGGCGGATGCGAGGTGAGCGAGACGATGAGCTGCCCCGGCAGAGTATGCCTGGGGTCGGCGGCCGGCCGCTGCAGGGCTGTCGGCGTCGCGATCGCCCACCGCTTCTTGCCGCCGGCCCTGATGTCGACGACATGGCCGGCCTTCTGCAGCATCTCGATGAGATCGCTGCTCGTGCCCACGTCATCGACGATGAGCGTCGCCGCCCTGATCCTCGTGCGCAGGGCCCATACCGCCGTCCGACGTTGCGGCGAGAAGTAGGGGCCATCGACCAGCACCAGGCCGAACGTATCGGGGATCTCGGCCTCGCCGTAGGCAACTTCGTCGGCCTTCGGGCCAATCGGCACCAGCGGGGCGTAGTGCAAGATCACGTTCTTGATGCCGAGCCGATCGAGGGCCGAGGCGGTCTGGCGCCATGACGGCAGATTGTCCTCCAGCGTATGCACGGCCTGGCCCGTGCCCTGCAGCGCCAGCCCCAGCACCAGGGTCGTGAGGCCCGAGCCCATCTCCAGCACGGGAGCAATTGCGCCGCGTGCGCGCCCCCACAGCTCGGCAAGCGCAGCCGGCTCCAGCGTCATCGGATTGCCGAGCGGACTGCGGCCGGCGAAGATGTCCCAGCCCTCGAACAGCGCCGCGAAGATCTCAGGCTCGGCCTTGCCGGTCTTCAACGCCTCCACCGCCGCGACGAACGATGGCGTGAGTACGCCCTGCTCGGTGCGCAGATGGTTGCCGAAGTGGCCGACCCAGACCTTGCTGCCGGCATGGCTGAACTTCATGTCCGGGTCGACGAACACGCCGAAGCCGGCCGCGCGCGCCTTCAGGCACAACACGTAGTCGCCGGACTGGTAGTCGTTGCCGGCATGGACCTCCACGGGAATGCCCATCTCCCGCGGCCAGCCGCGTTCGACAATGCGCGCGACCGGATGGACGGGATTCTTCTCCTCGTCCTGCGGGTTCGGCCACCAGCAGCGGGGCGAGCCCGTCTGCCGCAGCCCGCCGGCGCGCTCGACCTCGGCCAGCCGCTCCAGCACGGCGCGGCGGATGCGCATGAAGCCGGTCGCCGCCTTCTCCATCTCGAACAGGTTGGCCTCATTGGCGCCTAACCCCTCGAACTGGCCGGCCACGAATGGATAGGTCTCAATATCGTTCTTGTGCCGGTAGACGCCGGCCACGATATCGCCAGGCGCCATCAGCAGGTCGATAATGCCCTTGGCGTCCCATCCCATGTCGGCATCGATGAAGAACAGATCGGTGTACCGATGACGGCAGTGCGGCGCCTCGCTCGCCGGCCGTTCCCACTTCAGGAAGTCGCGGATGATGCCATTGCGCACGTCGTCGACGTGGCAGGAGCCCTGCACCTGCAGGAAATCGAACTGGATGCCGGCGCGGGAAAGTGTCTCCACTGTGGCAGCCATCGACTTGGAATGGTTGCACTCGGGATGGCTCGCGGCCGGCGTCGCCAGCAGCACATAGTAGGGAGACGGCGCCAGTGGCGCCGCCCCGATATACAGATAATAGCCGCTCACTCGGTACTCCTCGGTCAGGTTTCGAACTGCGGCGAGACGACGTAGGCAATGGCGATGTCGAAGATGCCCGCCGTCGGCTTGGTCGTCGTCATGCCTGTCTGCGTGATGTAGAGGTCCGTGTCCTGCGTGAAGTTCACGGATTTGACGCCGGTCGGCACCTGCACGGTCGTCGAGGTGCCCTCGGCGATGCCGGCAGCACCGACGAGCGAGCTCTTCGCAGCCGTGGTGCCAATCCACAGCTGACGGGCGCCGCCGGTCGGCGTCTCATTCGTCTTCTTGTAGACGGCGACGACCATGGCGCCCTTCGGGATGGTTCCGATGAGGAACTGCGTCCCGTTGGTGTCCGTGGCATCGCCGGCATCGTGCCGCTTCTCCAGGAATGAGACCTGGAGGCCGATCGGCTTCCGCGCGGTAGTTCCAACTGCCATTGTGGCCTCCTCTCAGCTGTGAGCCGCGGCGTAGGACGACATGACCACGGTGCCGAAGTCATGGTCCGTTCCGCTCTCGGCATAGGTCGATTTCTTCAGGCCCGAGATGCAGCCGGCCTTGACGCCCAGCTTGTTGCCGTAGTCGAACCGCTGCTCGAACCAGTCGTAGCTGGACTTGTCGTGGCCGATGCCGAAGCCGGCGACGGCCGCCTGCGCGCCGCAGAGGATGGCCCTGCGGGTATTGGCGAAGGCGAGGCCCGTCGAACTGCTCACGCCCTTCGGAACGTGCGTAGACTCGTGCAGGATGCAGCCATTGTACTCGCCCAGTGCGCCGTTGAAGATGCCGTTGTCCATCTCCCCGCCCTGGATGCGCGACTTCTGCAGGTCGTACCAGAGCACCGGGTGCGCCGTGTCCGAGCTGGCCTTGGTGCGCAGGTCCGTCACCTGGTAGGGGTGCAGGAACACCACGAAGTAGGGCTTGCCCCCGACCATGATCGGTCGGATCGGGTTCCGCCCGGTGCCGGTCTGGGCCACCTTCGCATTCTCGATCGCCTTGTCGATGAGGATCAGCGAGAACACGTTCGAGGTCGTGAGCGACTGGTCTGCCGTCAGCCCGGAGCCAGCCCGCACGATGCGCGTGGGCGCAGTGATCGTGTTGTGGCCGTTGTACTCCGAGCCCGTGGCATCGGTGTCTGAGCTGGCCGTCCCCGTCGTGTTGCCCGGCGTGAAGCCGGCGAGGTGATAGAAGCCCCAGATGTCCCAGCGCTCGGCCCACCAGTCGGCGAGGCCGTCCATGCACTCGTTGCGGATGTCGAACGTCACCCGCTGCTCGGTCATGGCGCCGTCGGAACGGCCGGCATGGCGGAGCTGATTGATCACCAGGTCCTGGGTGAACGTGGAGAGGCTCTCCTCGTTGCCTTCCAGGTTGGCGTCGCCGACGACGCCGCGTCCCTTCATCTGCTTGCGCAGGGTCACGCGGATGCGGTCGCCCGCGCTCTTGTTAGTCTCGTTCTTGATGGTGATCATCGAGTCCGAGCCGTCGCCCATGAAGCGCTTCATGTAGGTGCGCTTCAGAGCCTCCCGGTCGAGCTTCCGGGACCAGAGCTTGACGGTCTCGGCATCGTTGAGATTGTATGAGGTATCTGCCATTTGGGCACACCATGAGTGCGGCCCGGCGCGCCTCCTTCAGCTGCCGGGCTGATTGGTCCTATGGGTTGCGGTGTGCTCGGATTGACGGCCCGAACGGCCGATGGCATTCGCTCACGGTGCGAGCCGGAGAACCGCCGGCCTTTGACGCGGGCCGGGCTCGCATGCCGCGGATGACGCCCCGCGGCGCGGCGAACTCTATTCGTCTTCCAGGACAGCGAGGCGCGCCCTCAGCGCAGCCTTCTCGCGTTCCTTGCCGATTTGCCTCGTGCGGGCTTCCCATTCGAGCTTGGCCTGCCGCTCCTCGTCGGCCGCCTGCTCGACGAGCGCGTTGTGTCGCCTGCCGGCCGCCGCGCGCAGCTGGTCGTACTCATTGCGCAGCCGCTCTTTCCACTCGATGTTATTGACGTAGTGCCAGGCGATCTCGACATCGCCGGCCCCACCGATCTCGGCCACTTCCTTGAGCCAGGCGCGGAAGCTCTGCAGCGTGAGCCCCACGGGCCTCGGTACGAGATAGCCTCTGCCGGCATGGCGACGCTCAGCCAGCGCTTGCAGCTTCTCCGTCGCGGTCTGAGGCTTGGGCGGCGCCTTCGCTGCCACGCGCCGGGCCGGCTCGCTCATCAGCCGAGCCTCCCCTGCCGGCGCATCTCCTCCCATACCTTATCCGCCGCCTCCGGGTCCTCGATGAACAGGTCCGACAGGTCTTTGATCGACATGTCCTGCGCGCCCTTGCGCCCCGAGCCGCCGGAGATGGTGGTGGCGGCCTTGGTGCCCCGCTTGGCCATCTCGATAATATTCTTGCCCTTGTCCGCCGGCGCCTTGCCGTTGGCCTTGGCCTGATAGCCGCGGTCCAGCGCCAGATTGTAGTACACCTGCGCCGGCGACAGCCCGAGCTGCAGGGCCTGCACGGCCACCGCCTGCCGATCATGGTTGAGGGTGGCGAGCTTCAGGTCCCGCGGCGTGCGGAAACCCTGCTGCTGCGCGTACTGCACAGCATAGGGCGCGGCATCGGGATACATGCGGTCCAGCTCCTTGATGCGCTGGCCCTCCAAATAACCGCAGGCGTCCCAATAGTCGGCCTTATGGTCGGGGTTCTTGGGATCGAGGATATCGGTCTCTGAGCGCTGTACCAGCTGGAACAGCTGCTGCTGCTGCTGGGCCGCCTGGAACTGCTCGGCCGTCTGCCTCGTGCCGGTACGTGCCTCAGTGAGCTGCTGTTCCAGCGCGGCGATCTTGGCCGTGAAGTGCCCGATGGGATCTTCCTCCACATCAGGGAGCTGCGGCTCGTCCTTCTTCGGCTCGTCTTTCTGCTGCTGGCGCTCGGCCCGGCTGCGGTTGACGAGTTCCATGATGCCGTTGAGACGCTCGTCCGATGCCTTGGCGCGTTCCCTGGCCTCGCGGAGGGCCTTCTGTACGTTCTCGTGCTCGGTATAGGGCACATATTCCGGCTTGGCCTTGTCGGGCTCCGCAGGCTCTGCAGGCGGCTCCGCCGGCGTCTCGGGCTCGCCGCCTTCCGGCTCTATCTCCAGTTCCCTGGCCAGAGCGGCATACTTCTCGGTATCCGGATCGGGCGGCGGGGCATTGTCGACAGTCGATGCGCTCGGTGCGGCTTCTGGCATGCTCTCCTCAGTCGTTCAGGAAGTAGCGGCGGATGATCCACCACTCCTCGTCCTCGTTCGGCCCCGCCTGTGACAGGGCCGGCTTTGCGCGCGGCGCCGACGCCGGCGCCGGCTGGGGCGCCATGCGCTCGATCCTTGCGGCCTGCGCCAGTCCCGCGCCTCCGGGCGGCCTCGCCGATACCGGCTGCGGCTCGGCCTCCTGCCGCGGCTCGGTTGCGGGCGGCTCTGGACGCTCCGGCGGCCCGGCGGGCCGCAGCCGCTCTTCCCAGTCCCACCCGTCATCGGCGACGTTAGGATACGGATAATAGCGCTTGCGTCTGCGCTTATAGCCGCCTCCGCCGCCGCCCGCCGATGCCGCGATGGGCTCGGGCGGCTCGGGCTCAGGCTCGGCAGCCGGCCCGAACGAGGCGGCCACGGCCGCCATGGTGTTGCCAGCGCCGCCGACAATGTTCGGGAACGAGATGCCGACGGCGAGCGGCGCCTGCGCATCGGCGGCGGCATAATCGGCAGCGCTCGGATGCGTATTGCCGAAGATATTGTTGAGCTCGGACCGCTCCGTGAAGCCGGACCAGACGACTTCATTCGGATTGCTCGGCAGCGCGAAGCAGATGACGCCGCCAAAGGCGATGCCGCCCGCCGGCACATCGAGGCCCAGATCGCCATCGTGCTCGGCACCGTTGATGAACGAGTCCTCGCCGGTGTCGACGGCGGCGCTCAGGTCCGCGCCGGTAATGGCGAATACATCGATATGGCTGTTGTAGAGGTTGCCGGAGGCCGTGACCTCTATGTCAGCCGTCGTTCCCGTCGGCTTTGACGCCAGCACCCAGATTGATGCCAGGCCCGCGCCGTCGCTGCTGCCGGCCGCGCGGGTGACGATCTTCTGCGCAGCCTCGCCATCGACCGTCACGCCCGTTATGTCGGCCGTGGCGCCGTTCTTGAGCGCCTTGATGGCGAGGCCGAGCCCGCGGTCCGCCGCCTCCGTGCCGATGGCGACCCCGCTGTGCGTGAAGGTCGTGCCGGTCGAGACGATCGAATCGCTGTCGGCCCAGGCGATGGCCGCCGCCATCTCAGGCCTCCGCGATCTCCGTCATGCGGCCGGCCTCGTCGCGCGTGATCTTGAGCCGCCGGCCGCGGCGCGGCTTCTCCTCGGCGGCACCGGCGGCCGGCTTCATGGACGATTTGGCCTTGTCGGTCTTCAGCTTCTGAGCATCGGCGTCGCGCTGATGGGAGAGCTTCTGCTCGTCCGTCGCCTGCTGCATGGCCAGCTTCTGGCTGTGCGCTTCCGCGTCCGCGGCAGCCTTGGCCTGCGTCGCCTGTACGTCCACCTGCAGCTTGGCGAGCGAGCCCTCGATCTCCAGCTGGTTCTTCGCCTGCATGGCCTGGATCTCGGCCGCGGCTTTGCCCTTCTCGATCTCGGCCCGCTCGCGCTCGATCTCCAGTTGCTGGGCGGCCTTCTGCTGCTCGATCTGCGCCGACTGCGCGTCGGCCTCCATCTTCGCCTGCATCTGGGCCTTCTGGCCCTCGACCTGCGCCTGGATCTTGACCATCTCCGGATCGGGCGGCGGAGGCTGCTGCGCCTGTTTGGAGATGATGTCGTTGATCTTGCCCGAGACGTTGGACGGCAGCGGGCTGTACTCGATCAGCACCTGCCACATCTCCGGCGGCACGTTCATCTTGGCCAACAGCGGCAGCATGGCCTGCAGCATCGCCCAGGTCTGCTCACGCTGATTGGGCGACATCGGCGCGTCATCGACGATCACATCGTAGGTAGCCGTGTCGGACTGCCTGACCAGCGGCACGTACTGCATGGTCGAGTCGCGGCCCTTGATGCGGATGAGCCGGCCATCGGAAATGTAGTGCTGGATGAAATAGAGCCTGACGCGGCCCTTCTCCTTGCGGTAGCGGCGCAGGCTGTCGAAGAAGACGGCCAGGATAGAATATCCGGCCTTCTTGCGCTGCATCTCCAGCACGCCCGGCTGCTCGCGCTCGACGAGGCCCAGCAGCTCCAGGTTGATGCCGGAGGTCTGCGGCAGGTTGTTGAGCGCGAACTCCATCATCTTCTCGGTGCCGGCCGGGAAGACCGCGGGCGTGCGCTCCTGCACCGCCGGCTTCGGCCCCGATAGGCTGCCGCGTTTCAGCTCGATGCCGGCATCGGGCTTGGCCCAGTCCTCCAGCGCCTTGCGCGGATTGACGAAGGCGTCCTGCTCGTACAGCAGGCCGCCCTTGGCCGCCGTGTTCAGGATGTGCATGATCTGCACGAAGAACTTGTTGCCCCACATCTGGGGATCGACCATGGCGCGCACCGCGCCGAAGAAGGTATTCGTGTTGCGGTCACGCTTGCCGGTAATGGCCTTGAACGTGAAGGCGCCGGCCTCGATCGGCGTCTTGGGCTCGAGGAATGTCGAGCCGCAGAGGACGGCCGAGTAGTACTTGCGCACGCTGATCTGCACGCTCTCCGGCGGCTTCATGCCGTTGCCCAGGAACATCTCGTTGACCTGCTTCAGCTGCGCGCGGTCGAGAGTGGCCGCCTGCCCCGTCATCGGGTCGGCGATGCGCCAGGCGGGCTCCTCCTCCCACCACTGCAGGTGCCTGATCCAAACCTGGCTGCGGTCCGCGTCCCGGCCCTTGTTCGACGGCTCATCGTGTCGCTCGTAGTCGTCCTTCGGCCCGGTCCAGCCGGTCGAGGGGTCGTCGATGGACGATGAGCCCTGCGTCGTCGTCGGGATCTTCCGCCGCCAGGCGGCCGGCAGGCCGTCCTTGTCGCGGTAGCGCGCGCGGATCAGGCAGCGCGAGTTGCCGAGATTGCGCTGAAAGGCGCCCTGCGGCACCGCCCACATTTCCAGCGGATCGATCCGCTCGTCGACGATGCGGCCCTCGGGGTCGATGGAGTAGTCCATCCGCGTCTCGGACCAGCCGAGCCCGCACGTCACGACATCGGCGAAGGCGTCGGATTCCTCATCCTCGGTATCGGCCAGCTCGCGCGCCCATTCGTCGGCCGCGGTGATGATCTCATTGACCTGCACATCGCCTTCCTCGCGCGGCAGGTAGCGGACCTCCTGGCGGTTGAGGATTTCGGCGCCGATCACTGCATCGACCATGGGGGCGACGCGGTTAAACGTCACCGGCTGGCGCATCTGGTCGAGCAGCGCGGCCTTGTCCTCGGCGGACCATTGATGGCCGGCCACGAAGTCGTAGCACTGGCGCGCCTCCTCGCGCCATTTGGACCAGTGGTTGCGCGCCAGCCGCTCCCAGCGCTTCAGGCGCCGCAGCAGGCTCTCGTCGTCGCGGCTGTCGCCGGCGCCGGCCTCTGCGGTCTCAGTTTCGGCGCCGTCGCCGGAAACGCTGTAATCAGCCACTGCCGAAAGGCTCTGGCTTGTCCAAGAGCTTAGCGGCGCCGAGCTCGTCATACGCATCGGCCAGCGAGCGCCGCGCCCAAAGGTACCGCGCCGTCCGCTCGGCGAACATGGCCACGTCCTGCCCGCCGGCGTGCTTCTCGACGGCATAGGCACGCACGGCGGCAATATAGCGCTCGCGCGGCATGGGCTGCCCGGGGCTCGGCAGCTCCGCGCGGGCGTAGGCGCGGATGTCATCGGCCATGGCCGGGGTCATCAGTACCCCGGCTTCGGCTTCGGCCGCGGCTTGGGTTTCGGCTTGCCCTTGGCCATTCTTACGCTGCCCATGCTGATCTCCTCGTGTTGTGCCCCCGCGCGTACTTGTCCGACGGCGGCGGGATGAAGTCGGGCGTGAAGCCGCAGGCGCCCGTCATCAGCGCGTCCGCGCCGTGCGAGGCCCAGTCGTGCTCCGGCGCCTTCTTCCACGTCTTGCGGTCCTCGTCCCAGGCCTTGCGGTAGTGGTCGAGCGCCTCGACGCCCTGGGCACAGCGCCCGGCGTCGATCCAGCACATCGACAGGAAGTTGCGGCCGGCCTCAATGGCGTCCTGCTTGTTGGCGATGCGCGGCACCACGACGAAATCGATACCGAGGTTGCGAGCCGTGTCCCGCACCGTCTCCCGTCCCGGCAGCACCCAATGGCTGTTGTCGAGGTCATGCGGCCCGTAGTGCGTGCCGTACTGCCACCCGTGCAGCGCCTGCCGCTCCTTGAGCACGCGCGCGTAGAACTCCACGCCCTCGCCGGCGTTCTCGTAGTAGTCCACGAGGTGATGCA